AATTGTAAAATAATACTGCTCCTGACGATAAAGAAGCACTAGTTACATAAATAGGAACAGTGAATCCTGCAGGTACAATCCAAGGAGTTGTTAATGAATTTCCATTAAAATCTTTTATACCAGTGAAGGTAGCTGAGCCTGATACTACTGTAAAGCCAGCGTATGAACCAGTGATTGATGTTGTAGTTACTATTCCGGTTGTGTTAACAGGTATATTTGCCATATTAGTCTTTAAATAAGTTTATTAAGTCGTTTAAATAATCGTTTGCTAAATCAGTACCATATAATACATTAAAATTAGGATTATTTTTATAGTAATCTAATGTTTTTTGTTTTGCGTTTTGTAATAATGGTAATAATTCGTTTAATTTTTGTTCTAATGTATCAAATCCTTCTAATCTAGATTTGATAAATGTTTTTAATTCTGGTTTATCTATGTTTAAAGAATCAATATAAGCGTCAATATCTAATTGTGCTTCGTTTACATTTTCTTTCCACATTTGTTTAACTTCAATTCCCTTTGCCTGTTTATTTAATGCTTTTTGGTTAACTAACTTATATTTAAAGTTTTTAACATAAATATTATTTGTTGTACCTTTAGAATTAGTATTTTTTTTATAAGCAGCATCGGTTCCTTCTTTTTTTACTTTTTCTGCTGTTTGTGGTCCTTCACCTGGGTTAAAAGCACCAGCTGATGCTCCACCTCCTGTGCCTGACTCTTCAGATATCTTTTTTAATGTATCTTTAATAATACGTTTTAAATTATCCATTTACTTTATGTAATTCTTCTAGTAATTCATAGTAATGAAGTAAATTAGTCATATCATCATTATTAATTTTGTCATTTTTTTCTAATGTAACTAAAATATTAGACACCTCATTAATTTTAATTTGAGTTGTCTTGTCTTTAACTTTTTTATTTAATTTAGTTAAATTAGATTTAATTTCTGTTACTTTAGTATTGTAAAAATCTTTTAATTTAGATGGATTATCAACACTATTGATAAATTCTTTTAATACTGATTTTTGTCCTTCATTTAAATTAGCATACTTAGAATTAAATTTTTCTAATAACGCTCTATAAGTTAACATACGAATATCTTTATCGTACGACTTAAATTCTTCCATTAATGTATCTTTAGCTACTGTTGTAAGTGGTGCTGAAGTTAAATGTTCTAATAGAATTAATTTATTTGAGATTACTTGATTAGCTTCTGGTTGGTTAATACCATCATACATTTCTAATAATGTATAGAACGCGGCTTGTGTTTTGTAATTAGGGAGTTTAGTTTTAAAAAATTCATCAACATTATAATTTGCTTTAATTTCTTTAATTAAATTATATTTTTGACGACGTAATGCTGATCTGTTTAAATATTTACCACTTTCTAATAAAGTATTAATAATGATATCTGCTTTGCCTTCGCTTAGTCTAATGTTGTTTAACAACGTTTCATATAACTTATACTCTTTTCCTAACTCTGTTTTTACAAAGTGTTTTTTTAGAATAGTTGCCGCTTTTGAGTCTACGCCTGACAATGTATCAGACGTGATTTGTCTAACTAAAAGCTCAAATAAAATGCCAGTATTCTTGTATTTTGAATGTTTAACAATCATTCCTAAAGTGTTTTATTATAAATATATAAGGATTATTATTCTCTAATTTGGGATTCATCTAATAGCGAATCTCCTGGTTTTTCTTGACTAAGACATAATTTTTTGTCAACTTGTTCAAACAAACGTTTATTTCTTGCAAAAGCTGATTTAGCACTTTCTAAAGCAAACGGTTTAGCTGTTGATTTACCATATCCTGATTGGTCATCAGATTTCATATCTTTAACACCTAATCTATCGCGACCTAATGCGTTATCCTGTGTATTAATATTAGATACTCTTTCTTTTGGACGACCTAATTGTGTATCATTGTCATATCCTGGTGGCAATTCACCTTCTGGTCCGCCGTTTTTGCTATATAAACTAGCTAAATCATGTGGTGTACCATAAGATTTACCTGTTTCTACTGGGTCATTACCTTCTTCTCTAATTTGTGCGATTCTAAATTCACGTTTTGCGTCTTCAATCATCATATCTCTATATTCATCATATGAATCTTCAGAGAATCTGAATACATTGTCATAAACCCAATCAGTAGGCATTAATTTAGTTTCAATGATGTTTTTAGCTAAATCAACTTTTTCCTTCATTAACATAATACGTTCTTGATCGTATATAATAGATGGTGTAGTTAACGATAACTCAAAGTTAGTTAATTCATCGTTAGTATAACCTTGAACATATAAATGTACTAATGCAATTTTATATAATTCAGACAATGTAATACGTTGAATACGATCAATTGTACGAGCGAAACGAATATCTTCTGCTGCTAATGTTGCTTTACCTTGTAAGTCTTTATCATAACCTAAAAATGCTTTAGGTACTTTTAATGCTGCGAATAACTTATCTCTTAAATATGCAACGTCTTGAATACCATCGTAATCTAAACCTTTAGTATTTTCAATACGTGTTGCTTGGTCATTACCTCTTACTGGAATATAAAAATCTTCTAGTAAGTTTTGCATGTTATATTTAACATTATATTCACCTGTCTTTTGGTCCATTAACGGAGTACGTTTCATTGAACTAATAGTTTTCTGCATAAATGCTTCAACTTCATTAGGCGGGATAGAACCAACATTAATAAAGAAAGTACGTTTTTCTGGTGAACGAACTACACGATGGATTAACATTGCATCTTCCATTAATGCGTATTGTTTATATAAACGACGAGCTGGTTCTAGATAAGATCTACCATATGGTAAATAGTTAACATCTGTGATTAATCTAAAGTGAGCTACCTCATAGTTTTCAAAGAAAATACCTGGTTCATTTTGACGACCTAAATTAGGTGTGTTGTAATAACCATCACCTGATAAAAATCCTTCAGGTCTGAATTGGAAACGAACAGATGCTGGTTTGTCTTTGTCATAATTTTCTTGTCTTTCAATATGATATGCTGTATATGGAATAACATTATATACACCAAATTTTTCAGCAATTTCTAATCTTAAGAAAAAGTCACCATATTTACACATTTGACGAATCCAAGACCATAAATTAAATTCAATGTTTAATACATCATAAAATAAATTATATAAAATTCTTTGAATGTTTTCATCTGATGAACGAATAGATAATACTTCACCCATATCATCTTTTAATGTAGACTCATCAGCTACAATATCTAATGCTGAACCAACAATTGCATCCTGATCCATGATATCATAGTCTGAATATAATTGGGTACGTAAGTATTGATAATTTAAATTTAATTGTTGTCCATAAAGTGATGAAGCATTAGTTGAATAGATTCTATTGTATCTATCCATTAATGAGTTAGTAGCGATATCACCTGTTTGTTGGATGGTGTTAACGTCCATCACTTTTAATTGATCACCACCCTGATTTCTCATCACTACATCAGTAGAGAACAGTCGTTGTAATCGTGAAAATAAGCCTTTGTCTGCCATTTTATTATATGTTATTAATTATAAATATTATCGTATTAACCAACTAATGTCTTCATTTCCACCCATACCATTTTCTATACTATATGGGTTAGGAACATTAGAACCATACGCTCCTGTAAATCCTGTTCTATTAACAGACATATTACTTAGTGTTGCTCTAGACATTTCTAGGTTTTGTGATTTAAATCTTAATGATGTATCTCTTAAATACATTCCAATTGCAAAACTCATAATTAAGTCATCATTGTATCCTGATTGTGCTTCAGCGCGACCATTTTTCCAAATGAATACTTTCATTTCTTCTAGTAAACGTTTAGATTGAATAACAACACTTTTATCACCTATGTACTCTCTAAATTTATTAATTACTAAAGGACGAGTTTTCAGTGATGTTGTAAAACCAGGTACTAATTTTGAATTATCCATATATTGGTCAAAATAAGCATCAGCATTATTTCCAGCATCACTTTTAGGTGAGAAATATAAATTCTTATATCCACGTTCTTGAATTGCATCTAATGCTGACCAACCAATATTAGCGTTTTCTACTACTAATAAAGCTTGATTATATTCTGTAGCTAAACCAACTAAGAAAAATCCAAATTCTTTAGGTGGTAATTGACCTTTATATTCTGCTACTTGTGTATTTGATTCAACATGTATAACATGAGCCGCGGAAAAATCCTTGCCATCACCCCGTGCTACATCGGCTATAACCATATATGATTGAGTGTAGTCCGCCGGTTCCCATATCCATAAGTTACGGTCAACTCCGCGGCGTTCTAGCGGTTCTTTTATTGTGGTTTGAGATATAAACTCAATCCATTCTGAGTAAAATACTGTATCACCTGAAGTACTAAAATCACAATCACACTCTTGAGATGCTAATCTAGGATCACCTAATAATTCGTCTTGTTTTTTTCTCCATGCTTCATTTCTTTCAGGATGGACAAACCAAGGTAATTTAATAGGTAAAAAATCATTTTGTTGTGCCTCAGCTTTAACCCATGTTTGATGGAACCAATTACCTGTACCGTAAGGAGTAGATAATACAATAGCACCACCACCAGTAGCTAAGGTTTGTTGAGCTGAAGCCCAAATTGTGTCAATACCCTCAATAAATGCTGCCTCGTCAATTAGTAGCAAAGATACAGCTTCAGATCTACCAGCATCACCAGCAGCTGATACTGCTTTAATTTGAGATCCGTTATTTAATCGTAATGTAAGTTTATTATTTTCGTCTGCTGTTACTTTTAACCATGATGGTAAATTTTCATACATGAATTTTACCTTAGTTACCATGTTTTTAGCAGTTTCCTGCTTTGTAGCAATACAAAGTACGTTTTTATCT